GTTCCTTTTTGACGATTGTATTTGTTTAATTCTGCTCTATATTTTTTAGATTTATCTGATGATTGGAATTTTTTGTATTCGGCTTTGTAATCTCTTTTAGCAGCTTCGTCTAATCCAGCCAATTCTTCACGAACCATTTTCTTAATTAATTCTCTAACTCGTTGTTCTCTTTTCACTTTACTGGGTAATCCTTTATGTTTTGTTGAGGCGAAGTCATCAACATCTTTTTTACTCATTGAGTTCGCAGCCTTTTTAGCTTTACCAGTACCACTTTTACCTTTTTGGATACCTTTTACGACACCAAAAAATCTTTGTTGAGATTTAGATTTGGCTGGCATTATAGTAACTCCCTGAAATCTTTTTTATATTGCTTAGTGAATCCAACCACATTTTTTTTATAATTATCTAAAAAGTTAGTAGCTGCATCATTTAATCCCTTTTTTCTCAAATCATCATAAAAATCTAAAAAGTTCTTTTGCAATTCTTTTAGGGATTTATCTATTTTTTTAGAATGTTTTTTATATTCGTAAGCTGGTCCTTCTTCTATTTGAGATTTAGTTTTAAACGGTGGTAAATCTTTATCAGTATAAACTTTACCTCTTTCCAAGTGACCAAATTCATTCATTAAATTTTCAGTAATAGTGGGTTTTTTATTTTTTTCAATTTTTTTAGTTTTGGGTTTATCACTATAACCCATCATTTTTTTATAATTCATTTATTATCCCCTAAATATATCATTGATTATATTTTCAATTTTACAATCGTGGCAACACACACCATCTCTTGTTCCAACTTTACCTTCGTTTAATTTACCTTCATTTTTTGGTGATAAGAAAGCTCCGTGTGTAGATGGATTTGATACGAAATCAAATGCAATAAGTTCAAAATCTGGTTGAACCTCAACTGTATCACCCTCTTCTTCGTGTATTTCTTTTACAGAACCCATGCCACGGGATGATATACCTAATTTAATTCCACTTTTAAATAATTCTTTTAATATGTTTCCAGCGGGTGTTCCAAGAACTTCAACAGTTCCCATTAAATCATCACCATCCCAATGCATTTCCAATATATTATGTGATACATTGTTTAAATTTACAACTGATGAATCTGGATGGTCAAGTTCACCTAATGCTCTTCGTTCAGCAATTTGTACCGAAGCATATTTTTTGGCTTCTCTCATCAAAGTTTCTCTTGGATATACTCTTCCATTTTGATTTTTAGCTTCCGCTCTTTGTAATACACCATTAACAATTAACCTACCATCGTTTTTTGACATAGCCTCATTAATTTGTTGTGGTGTTACCTCAAATGGTATGTAATCCACCAATAAGTTTTTACTTGACATTTTAATTATCTCCTATCTTAGTTTCCTGATGATGATCTTTTATAGTAAAATGTAACATCACCCGTATTACCGGCTCCACCCTTCCATTGAATGGGTTGAATATCTAACCTAATTGTACCATCTGCTTGAAATTTACCAGCTGATATAAATCCCCCATCAGTTTCATACATAAATTCATATGCAGTGGCGTGTTCATTATTTATTGTAATATATAATGGTCTCTCTACAGTAGTTTCTTTTGCTGGTGAAACTGCTTCAGTATATTGAAAGGCACTTTTTGGAACCATTTTGGTGTTATCATTTGGATCTACTTTATACATTTGTGGTATTTGTGCACTCATTTAAATTCTCCTATTTAGGTTGTTTCCACGCGTTTCTTTTTAACCATATATCTCTTAATATATTAGCTACTACGTCTCTTATAAGTTTTTTAATAACTTTAATATCCTTATTGTCTATATCTTCGGAAACCACACTATATCCTGTACTAGTTGTAGAATATTTTTTCTTTTTCTTTTTAGATTTTTTGCTACCATCTGAAAATGCATTCGGAGTATTGTATCCAGCAACATTACCTGTTGCTGTTATTTCTTCTAAATCTTCATCCTTTAAAATTTCTTTAACTAAAGATTTAACTATTTCATTAAAGTGTTTTTTTGTTTTTACTTGCACTTTTTTTTAACTCCTTTAATAGTTCCATATATCTTAATGTTTGTATTACATGTGAATCTTTAACAACTGTATTCTTAGAGTCTATACCACAGAATTTATCAATAGATTTTATAGATTCACTCATTTTAATTTTTACAACTTTATCTTTTAAATTTTTAGAGTGTGTTTTTAAATCTTTTTTTAATCCATTTACAATCTCTTTTAAAGTATCCTTTAAAGAATTGGTGTTGGATATGTTATTGATATATTCTTTCAATAAATATTTTTGTGGTGAATTTAATGTGGCGTATTTAGAATTAAATTTTTCTAATAAGGTTTTATAAGTTATAATTCTTAAATCTTCACTTTTTAATAAATCCGGATGAATTGAATCTTTTAATCTTACACTAGATTTTGTTGTAATGTGTTCTACCAAATTAAAATGAGATTCTGTTTTTTCTTCTGCACTTAATTTATCACTATATTCAAACAATTTGTATATAGAGGCATAAACTGTATAATTATCAACTTTAGATGATAATAATTTATCTACATCATAATTTTCCTTTAATGATTTTATTAAATTATATCTTTCTTTTTTAATTTTATGACTTACGGATTTACTTCTATGATTTAATACTTCGTTGATGAAATATTCGGCTTTTTTATCTGAATTAAATTTATTATTCAAAAGAGAGTTATATAACGATAACTCCCTACCCAACTCCGTATTCTCTTTAAAATATTTAGTTAGTATAGTGAGGGCTTTACTCTCTTTCAAATTTCCTAACACATCTACTGTTACTTGTCTTAATAAAAATTCAAACAGCAGTCCTGTGTTACGAATCTTTGAATGCTTTACTTTTTTAGAATGCATACATTTATCTCCGTAATTATTTCGTTATATAGTTTTTCATATATAAATATAAAGTTTTTTTGATTTATCATATATTTATTCTTCATTTATTAAAATATCTTCACTCAAAATACTTTTATCTTTATTATTTCTATCAAATTTATTTTTTAAAGAATCCAACAATCCTTCTCGTGTAACAAGTGTTGAACCTTTCGATGTAGCTAATGGTGAATTACCTTTAAATTTTCGTTTACCATTTCGTTCTCTTTTGTACTTCGTGGCATCTTTTAAATCATCAGCATCAAATCCAGTATCTACTTTTTCTGATTCGCCATCTCCAGTTCGTCTGTCACCACCCCAATTATCACTTCTAGCCATTTCTAAATCTTCGTCATCAGAATTTGGAGTATCACCATCGACAGGATCATTACCTTCAGATTCAATCTGTTCAAATCTAAATTTTTGTTTTTGATCTTCAACCAATTCATCAAATATTTTTTTCTTATCACCATCATTTAAATCAAATACATTATTCCATACCCATTCACGTGATAGAATTTTTTGTTCCATAATATTATTTGCAATTTCAACTTGTTGACTTAACAATTCAAGTTTTTCTTGTTCATGTATCATTGATGGATTTGTTAATTCTAAATCAAAATTAATTAATTCCGCATCTTCAAATCCTTGTGTGTATAAATGAACAATAGCAATCTTTTCTAATTCAGCACATACAATTTTTTGTACCCTTTCTATTGTTCTTGCAAATCTAACATCTTCAGCAGCTAATGTAGCTTTACTCCCAACAGCTTCTTCATATCCAAGAAATGCCTTTGGTATTTTTAATGCTGCCATCATTCTATTTCTCAAATACTCCACATCTTCAATTGCATTATCATTAGTTAAGCCTGGTAAAGTATCTATTGTAGTTCCACTATCACCACCACGAACTGGTAGATAATAATCTTCTGTAACTGATTCTACATTATATCTTAAATTATAATCACCTGTTTTTTGGTCTATAACAGGAGTTTTTTTCATTTTATTGATAATTTTATTCATAAAGTTTTCTACTTCATTTGGGGGTATGTTTCCAATATCAACTTTGAATATTCTTTTCTCTGGAGCTCTCATAATTCTATGAATTAACATAGCATCTTCCATAAGAGTTAATTGTTTAAATACTTTTCTAGCTCCTTCTAACATAGATTTACCATAAGGAATAAAATTGGTATCTGATAACATTCTGAAATGTGCTATTTCATAATTTTCTTTTAAATTAGCATCTGGTTTACCAAATGGTTTATTATTTTTAGTAGAATCTTGAATCTCAAATTGTACTAAATTTGGATTTGAACTGTCATGATTTTCTAATCTAAAAACACTATATGGTGAAAGAGGTCTTACATTTACAACACCGTGTTTATCTAAAATATCCAATTGTAAAAAGAAATCACCATATTTAGTTAAATTTCTAATCCAAGACCAAAGATTAAAATCAATATTTAAAATATTAAAAAACAAATTGTGAAGAATTTTTGTAACTTTTGGATTATCACTTTTAATCTTTAAAATTTCATTATTAACATTTGTAACACAAGATTCATCAGAATAAACATCAAGAGCAGATGATATAATAGAATCCGAATCCATAACTTCATAATCCCTAAATAACTCTTGTCTAGCAACATCATACGCATTTCTACTATTTTCCCTATTACCATATGATGTAGATGTATTATTCATTAATCTGGAATATCTATCAACAAAATTAGATGTTAAACTCTGTTGTGTCATATCAACATCTTTTATTTTTAGTTGTCCAGATTCATCTTTTCTAATAATAATATTAGTTTGAAATAATTTTCCTAATCTCGTTAATATATTTTCATTGTCTGCCATTTTTACCTCTTATTTAATTAACCAAGTTAAATCTTCTTTTTCTTTACCATTATCCATTTCATATGGATTTTTCTTTGGATGAGTTGGATTTCCTGATTGAAACCCTGCTGTAAGATCTTCTTTGTTTCCATTGTTTTTTAACATAGAATCCATCATAGCCCATTGTTGACTATTTCTATCTTTCTGTAATCTTAATGCTGTATCTCTAACCCAAAGGGCTATTGAATAAGACATAACTAAGTCGTCATTGTAAC